CAATCGACAACTCCTGTGGAGCTCAAACATGGGCTGGCCTATCATTCAACCCATGGGTTGATGGTGTAGACCAGAACGCAATTGACTTCGGCGGAAACTCACTTTCACTCGGTGGACTTGACCTTCTCATTGACCTCGTTGAGAGCAATGTTGCAGAGCCAATCGAAAACGCTGAGTGGATGTTCCTCATGTCACCAAACGCTAACAGCCGTCTTTCACAGCTCCTTATCAACCAACAACGTTTTGTTGACCAGGTTGAAATTGCTGCTGGTTTGATCGTGCCTACATACCGTGGTGTGCCAATCGTTAAGTCATCATTCCTTTCACCTCGTACAAACAAGATGGGAACAGTAGTTGCAACTAAGGGAACCGGCGGAAGCCTTCCAGCAGTTGCACTTAACTACCAAGTTGCTCCTGTTATTGCTCGTTTCGGTGAAATCCAGGCTTCAACAGTTGCTACTGTAACTCCTGACGCTGACGGAATTGTTAACCTTAGCTTCTCAACACCAACTGGTCCAGAAGGCTCACAGCCAACTCACTACAAGGTGTACCGTAACTACACAGTTTCAGGAACTAACGCTACAGTTACTCTTCTTGGAATTATTGACGCAAACTTCCTTGACAGCACAGGAAACATCTGGGCTACAACGAAGATTGTTGACAACGGTTCAACACTTATTGCTGCTAACGGAAGCCACGTACAGGCATCGCCTACCGCTGCTTACGCTTACTTCAACAATGGACTTAAGCCGCTTACCTCACAAGGTGAGCAGAGCATCTACCTCATGTCACGCGACGCTAACTACATCACACGTCCTTACGTACGTGAAATGCAGCCAGTGAACGTGTACCCAACAACTGCATCGCCTGACAGCCTGCCGTTTGCATTCGTTGCAGACACCACGCTTGCTGTTCGTGCACCTAAGTACTTAGGTCGCCTTGCAAACGTTGCGAGTGCTTTGGACAGTAAGGCTGGAAACGGTGTAACACCGACCAACACGTCTTACACTCCTAACTTCATCGTTGACTAATTAGGTAGTCAGATTTCAGTGTGGTGGGTAGGTTCCCTCGTTCCTCCCCTACCCACCGCACTGGATTTATCTTATAGAAAGGTTTTACTATGGTAGTACTAGCAAAGAAAGAACCAGGCGGCGCTGCCGGACTGGTTTGGGAAAAGGCCGGAGACGAAGGCGCTATTGAAGTCAGCCCTCGTCTGGCTTATGAGTTGCTCAACATTCCCGGTGAGCTTTTCTATGTTGTTGAAAAAGCAGTAAAGAAAATCGAAAAAATTGTCGAAGAAGTTGTTGAAGAAATCGTAGAAAAGGTAGCTCCAAAAGAAGCTCCTAAGTCTGCTGAAGAAGATCCAACATCACCCGACATTACGTCTGCACTAGATGCAGCGTCAACTACTAAGCGTCGCGCAAAGAAAGAGTAATCATGGCAAATAACGGGTCACAATACAACGATCCCGTTTCACTTGCCAGTGTTGCTGACTTTCAACGTCGCTATCCCGAGTTAGTTGTTGACCTCGAACCTACGCTTATTGCGGACATTTTGGTCGAGGCAACAACTCACTTAGAGGACTTGACGGGTCGCCGTTTGGCACCTTTTAAGGGTCACATTTTTCAAGAGCGCCTATTCGGCATTGACCCAATGGAATACGGTAATAACGCCGATATGCCACTGGACATCTACGGATCTTTGGGTCTTTCTCAAGCTATTGCTCTTGGTGCGTCAACACTTGTACGTCACTTCTGGCTTGATCAATTCGCTCCGGTATATCCGGAACTATGGACATACGACATTAAGTCTATGGACATTTATCGCACCTATGGCGACACGCAACCCATCAACTTTAAGAATGGTGGAATTCGTGGACCAGATGTGACCGACGGTCACGTATGGCTTCGCCTTGGTACATTCGCACCTGAAGGAACCCGTGTATCCGTTGTTTACGACGGTGGTTACACAGAGGGTATTCCTGCTTCGCTTCGTCGTGCCTGCTTGTTTCAAGCGGCTAAGTTTGTCATTCTAGAATTTGAACCACAAATTCGTCGTGAAATGAATCTTGACGAAATGGAGAACACGGTCAATAAACTGATCGGTCCTTGGGTAAGAGGCTAAAGTGGCAAAAAGTGGTTTCCACACTAAAAATTTTAAATATGCAGTTATAAAACTTCAAATGTATTCTGCTGCCTTAAAAGACCCCATGCCAGCTCTTATTCAAATGGAAGAATTGTTTTCCTTAATGGAGGAAGAACGTTTTCGCAATTCAGGAGCTGCTCCTCATTTTGGTATTAACGAACAATGGGAACCATTGGCGGCTAGCTCTACTTCTCTAAAATATGGGGAAGGAACACTTGTTAATTTTGGTTATCTTCGCTCATCAGCTGTTTCTCCAATAACCATTATGACCCCATACAGCATTTCAATGAATGTTGATCCAAGGAAACATGGCGCACCCGAAGATTACTCAGGCGGTAGAAATTATGGTTATTTTCACCAAAGTGGAGATAACATAAATGGAACCGTAAGAGAAATAATTACCATTACTACTGTTTTTAAAGAACAAGCAATGCGTATACTTCAAAACTACATTGGTGTTGGAAAAGCAAAAGTTGCAAAAATTGCAAAAACAAATGCTGCAAAAGTTGAAAAAGCAAGGTCTTCTGCTGTTGAACACATTTCTCGACAAGAGAAAAATAAAGCTATTCGTTCTAAAGGTATTCAAGCTAAAAAAATAGCCAATAGTCAAGACAGAAGTATGGCTGAACTAGCCAGAATGAAAGACCCAAGTCTTTCAACATATTCTCATTATCAGAATATAAAACTTGCAAGAACAGCATCCGAGACAGGAACAAAAGCTGCTCGTGAAAAAGCTACTCAAAGTAGTTCAAAATTAAAACCAGAACAATTAGATTTTTATAAATCAATTGAAAAACAACACAAAGCAACTGGTGCTCAAAAAGCTGCGGACGGATTCAATACACCATGATGGCAAAACGAGACTGGTGGACTGATTGGGATCTTTCATACACCGATAACATATTTGGCCCCCTTGTTGGCGGCAACTCTGTTCAAGAAGCTTTTTATAAGACGCTTCAAGAATGGCTTCCTACTTACATTGCGGAAATTAATCGCAAGCTAGGTAGTCAGGTCCTTCTTGAGCCATTTGAATATCGCCACCGTCCTGAATTCAGAAACCTTCCAAGAAATGCATCGGCCGCAATTCTTATTGAAGTTCCTAATACAATCGGTGTTCCGAGAATTTATCAAAACGCCATTCGAGTGAACTGGCGCGTAGAAGTTTTAGTCTACGTGTACGGTACAAAAGATTGGCAAGAAACACAAGCACTGACCTCTGCCTATGCGGCAGCGGTTCGTGCTGCAATAATTCAACATCGCGGTCTAGGTGGGTTTGCTCAAACAACCATCTGGGAGGGCGAGGAATACGCTGAAGGCGAACACTCAGGTGGACGTACGACAGGTATTGCTCACCTTCGTTTTGCCGTCACCGTTGGAAATGCAATGAATATGTTTGGGGGTCCCCCATCAGAACAATATGCTCCAACAGGTGCAAGTACCGGACCATCAACAGCACCACCAGAACCTGCATATCAGGTTGAAGATGTCAATGTTGAGGTTATAAAGGAAGATATATGAGCAAAAAGAAAGTAATCGTTCAATCACGACACGTTATTTTTGACGATAAGGGTCACTCTCTTATCCCAGCTCGCCAGCACACCGTTGAAGACGGTCCATTGGTTGAGTCACACATTTTAAATGGTCTTTTGACAGTTGTTGCAGAAACCAAACCCGAGGTAACAAAGGTAGAAGTTATGGAAGAACCAAAGAAGATCGCCCCAAACAAAAACCCACGTTCTCAGGAAACTGAGACACCTATCCCACAGGAGAACGCAAATGGCTAATTCAGCTCCCGGCGTATACGTTAACGTAACCGCTAGCGCTTCAAATTCCCAAGGTGTAAACCCAACCGGTCAATGGTTCGTAGTCGGCAATGCCGCAGGACCAACTGGCGTGGCTATCACAGTAAGCTCAATGTCAGACTTCGCGACCTACTTTGGTCAATTTGTCGGCGGTAAGCTAACTGGTCGCTACAGTGTTACACCAGATTCAGTTAACCTCGACAGCACATTGCTTTACGATGCTCTCGATGTTTATTTCAAAGAAGGCGGAATCATTGCTAATGTTTCTGTCCTTGGTGCCGCAACCGGCACAACACGAGCAGAGGCAACACTAGGAACAAACGTATTCACCGCTGTTAGTGGTGGAACATGGGCCAACAGTGCTGACACTTCTGCTGCAGGTCTTATCATTAACTTCACAAACACAACTGTAAACAGCGTTGCAACATACGCTGCAAGCATCGTTCTAAATGGCGTTCTACTTGCTTCTTCTCCAAAGTTTGAAGCAACAGGCGCAGAACTTGCACTTAACAACTGGATTAACTCACTTCCAATTGTTAAGTCTCTTTGCACCGTTGCAACAGTTGCGGGCTCAGCTGCACTACCAACAGCAAACAGCACAACCTCAATTTACTTTGACGGTGGAGCTGACGCAGCAACCGCTAATACAGATGTAACAAACGCTCTTGCAGCATTTGGAACATCTTTTGGTCCTGGTCAAGTTTCTTACCCAGGTTCTTCTTCGGAAGTTGTCTACGCGGCCCTTACCGACCACGCAGCAGCAAACAACCGTGTTGCTCTCTTGGACGTAAATCCATCACACAGTGTTTCAGCACTTATTTCTGATGTTCACACACTTCAATCAAGTGGATCAGACACATCACACGCTGCAATCTTTGGTCCTTGGCTAGCCGTTCCTGGCGCTACTGCTGGTTTTGCTCGCACAGTTCCAGCTTCTGCACTTGCTGCAGCATTGATGGCAAAGGTTGACACAAAGTATGACGCAAACGTAGCAGCTGCTGGATCAGCAAACGGAACCTCGGTTTACTCAACTGGCGTTGTACGTTCATACTCTGCTGACGACCGCGGTCTTCTAAACAGTGCTAGCATCAACGTTGTTCGTCTTGTTCCAACAACCGGAAGTATTTCAGTCTACGGATACCGTTCACTTGACACTACAGGTGACTGGACATTCCTAAACAACGTACGTTTCCGTATGCAACTTCAATACGAATTTGAAACTTCTGGTGAGGCATTCATGTTCAAGCAAATTGACGGACGAGGACAACTTATTTCTCAGTTCAATTCAGCTCTTGCTGCAATTTGTCAAGGACACTGGATTAAGGGAAGCCTTTACGGCCCAACCCCTGAGGCATCGTACATTGTCAACACTGGCACACAAGTAAACACACCTGCAACAATTGCGGGCGGTCAACTTAATGCTAATGTAAGCCTTAAGATGTCACCATTTGGTGAATTCATTACAATTAATGTAACTAAGTTCCTTGCTAACGCAACACTTCCACTATAAGCTTAATTAAGAAATCTAGGAGATATTAAAATGGCTGATGTAACACACAATTATGGCTCAGAGCAACAGTGGCTTGCCACTCTATCAATTGCTTCAATTCCACAAAATGCAGGTGTAACCCTTAAAGCAGGAGACACTATTGTATTTGACAAGTTTTCCGGTGGAGATGTTACTGCTGCCGTAAACAAG